CTGATATACAACAAGGTGTTATCCTAATGGCAGTGGCCCCTAAACCCAACGAGGATGTACAATATCAAACATGGACTGTAGAAGGTGCAGATTGGGAACATTGGACTAATAAGTGGTTAGAAAGAGTTGAACAGTATTATAAATTAGTATAAATATAAGAATATATCTAAGGTAAAGTTATGGCAGTTATAACCGTTAGCAAAATACAAGTACGCAGTGGTCTTACCGAAGACCTACCAGCTCTAGACACAGGTGAATTTGGTTGGTGTGTTGATAGTCAACGTTTATTCATTGGTAAAGGCACTCTACAAGAAGGAGCCCCAATTACTGGTGTTACTGAAATTTTAACTGAATATAGTGCAGGTGCTATTGGTGTTAGTATTGCAGCTCTAAGTGCCAACATTGCTAACTTAAATTCATTTGTATCTAATATAGCTTCTATTGTTGGTAACTTAGAACCAGCTACTGTATCGCTATTAGATAACCAATCTAGTATTGCTAATATTGGCAATGTTTCTATAGCTTCATTAACTGGCCAAATTATTAACTATAATATATCAAGAAATACCGCTGTACGTACCGGTGTAATTAAAGTTTCAAATTATTTAGGTACTACCATTCAATACGAAGATAATTATTCTGAAACATCAGCTACTGGTGTTTCTTTATACTTCACAGGAAATACAGTGACTAATGTTGCTGTATTAGGATATACAACAACCAGCACTGGGTTTACTGGTAATTTTACTTACAGTTATACAGCCCTTTAATTATGTGGACAAATTTTTGGAATCTGCGAGTTAATGATAGACTGGCGCAGTGGAAAGACATTCGCCACCATTTAAGCGATCTACCACTACCCACAGCTATTCTTGAATTAAACCAAATGTGGAGTACAGCTCCATTTGTTACTTACTACTTAGATCCTAGTAATCCTTCTATCTGGCCGGATCCTTGGACTTTATTAGCCGAAAACTACTATTGCGACATTGCTAAAGCATTAGGAATCATATATACTATATATTTTACTGGTCATAAATCAGTTGATGTAGAGTTCCGCACCTATTATGATTACAAAGAAAAGAATAGATACAATTTAGCATGGATCGATGGTGGGAAATATATTCTTAATTACTATCCGTTTGAGATAGTAAATACAAAACAGATTGAAGAGTCAAAGTTAGATTTGTTGTATCAATATTCAAGTAAAGATTTACAATTAGACAAGTATTAAAAAGAGGCAATCAAGTGAGCAACATTCAAGTCAAAAAACGCAGCGGAGCCATCGTCCCGTTAGACGTAAGTAAATGGCAAGCCCAAGTAAGTAAAGTATGTGCAGGAATTGCAGACGTAAGTCAATCGATGATCGAGATCAAAGCACAGCCACACTTCTACGATGGGATCAGTACTAGAGAAATTGATGAATTAACCCTACGTGCTACCGTAGACCTAATTGATATAGAACACGATCCTGATGTTGGCCATACTAATTATCAGTATGTAGCAGGCAAACAACGCCTATCAATGCTACGTAAGGATGTATACGGTGACTATCAAGTGCCACATCTATTAGATATTGTTAAGAAAAATGTTGACGTTGGCTTGTATACACCAGAGTTGCTTACTTGGTATACAGAAGAAGAATGGAACAAAATGAATGATATGCTCGAGCATGAAAAAGATGAGCAATATTCATACGCAGCTATTGAACAACTAATTGAAAAATATCTAGTACGTAACCGTGCCACCAAAGAAATTTACGAAACACCACAAATACGTTATATAGTAGCTGCCGCTACAGTTTTCCACAGTGAAAACCCTAGTCAACGTTTAAAATTTATCAAGGAATATTATAATGCGGCTAGCGATGGTCTTTTTACTCTTGCTACTCCTGTACTTGCTGGACTTGGCACTCCGACTAAACAATTCAGTAGCTGCGTGCTTATTCGCAGTGATGACGACTTGGATAGCATCTTCGCTTCTGGAGAAATGATGGCCAAGTACGCAAGTAAGCGTGCTGGTATTGGTTTAGAAATAGGTCGTTTGCGCCCCTTAGGGAGTCCTATACGAGGCGGAGAGATCATGCACACGGGTATGATTCCTTTCCTTAAGAAGTGGTTTGGTGATTTACGTTCATGCAGTCAAGGCGGCATACGTAATGCATCAGCTACTGTGTTTTACCCTATCTGGCATCATCAGTTTGATGATTTAATTGTGTTGAAAAACAATCAAGGAACAGAAGAAACCCGTGTTCGTCATATGGACTATGGCGTAGTGTTATCTAGCTTCTTCTGGCGTAGATTTAAGAACAAAGAAAACATTACATTCTTTGATCCTAACGAAGTACCAGAATTATATGAAGCATTCTATAGCAATGCAGAACTATTCGAAGAGCTTTATGTTAAGTATGAACGTCGTCGAGATCTACGTAAAAAAGTAATGAGTGCAGAAGAAGTATTCAAAGGTGGCATACTCAAGGAGAGAACTGATACTGGACGTATCTATCTTGTGTTTATTGACAACGTAATGAACCAAGGACCATTTGATCCAGAATACCACACAATTTATCAGTCAAATTTATGCTGTGAAATTCTATTACCTACTAAGCCATTCAAGCGTTTGGATGATGATAATGGTCGTATCGCTTTGTGTACGCTTGGGTCTATCAATTGGGGAGCGTTCAGAAACCCCGAAGATATGCGCAGAGCTTGTCGCATTCTTCAGCGCAGTTTGTGTAATATACTTGACTACCAGGATTTCTTAAGTATTCAAAGTAAATTGTCTAACGATGAAATACAACCTTTGGGCATTGGTATTACTAACCTTGCTTATTGGCACGCAAAACGTAGTTTTAAGTATGGTGAAAAGGATGCCCTACAAGAAGTTAAATCATGGATGGAGCATCAGGCATTTTACCTAACAGAAGCCACAGTTGAGTTAGCTCGAGAACGCGGTGCTTGTAAAGATTCAGCAAAAACACGTTATGGACAAGGTGTGTTTCCTTGGGAATTACGTGCCAAGGGTGCTAATGAACTAGCAGACTTTACACCAGAGTTAGATTGGGAAACTCTACGTACTGATATGAAGCAATATGGTGTACGTAACGCTACCCTAATGGCAGTAGCACCAGTTGAAAGCTCAAGTGTTGTTATTAACTCAACTAACGGTATTGAAATGCCAATGAGCCTAATCAGTGTTAAAGAATCAAAAGCAGGATCGTTTATTCAAGTTGTTCCAGAATATAATAAACTAAAAAACAAATATCAATTGATGTGGGAACAAAAAGATTGTGACGCATATTTAAAGACAGCGGCTGTTATTGCAGCTTACGTTGACCAAAGTATTAGTACTAATACATTCTATAATCCAGCACATTGGGCTGATCGTAAAGTACCAACTACGCTAATTGCTAAAAATTTAATGCAGGCACAATTATGGGGTATTAAAACATTTTATTATAGCTTGATTAACAAACAAGGTAGTAAAGCGGTAGCAGAAGAAACACCAGCACAAACTGTGCAAGTAGAAGAATATATCGAAGAAGATTGCGAGAGCTGTAAACTATGAGTAAAGAACAATATAATTTAAGTACTAAAACAAACTATTTACAACGTAAGATGTTCCTTGACCCAGCAGGTCCTGTAACTATCCAACGCTTTGAAGAAGTTAAGTATAATAAGATTGCTAACTTTGAAACCACAGCCAGAGGATTCTTTTGGCAACCAGAAGAAGTTAGTCTAACTAAAGATGCTAACGATTTTAAAGATGCTAGTGAAGCAGTGCGACATATCTTTACCAGTAACTTATTACGTCAAACAGCTCTAGACAGCCTACAAGGTCGCGCACCTAATCAAGTATTTGGCCCTGTAGTAAGTATTCCGGAACTAGAAGCACTGATCAGTAACTGGAGTTTCTTCGAAACTAACATTCACAGTAAGAGCTATAGTCATATTATTCGTAATATCTATAATGTGCCTAAAGATGTGTTTAATACTATACACGATACTGAAGAAATTGTGGGTATGGCTAGTAATATTGGTGATTATTATGATGCCTTACATGTTATTAACTGTCGCAAAGAAATGGGCGAAACTGTGGCAGAACGTGATCACATCAAAGCTATTTGGTTAGCCCTACATGCCAGCTACGGCCTAGAAGCATTCCGCTTTATGGTATCATTTGCTACCAGTTTGGCCATGGTTGAAAACAAGATCTTTATTGGTAACGGTAACATTATCAGCTTGATTCTACAAGACGAGTTACTACACAAAGAGTGGACAGCGTTCTTGATCAATCAAGTGGTCAAAGAAGATCCACGTTTTGCTGCTGTTAAAGTAGAATGTGAAGCAGAAGTATATCAGATGTATTTGAGCGTTATCAAGGAAGAAAAAGATTGGGCCGATTATCTGTTCCAAAAAGGTCCAGTTATTGGGTTAAATGCCAATATTTTAAAGGATTTTGTTGATTATACAGCCGTAGATGCCTTAAAAGCTGTAGGCATTAAATATCAAAGCCCAGCGCCAAAGACTACACCTATTCCTTGGTTTAACAAGCACAGCGATACCAGCAAAAAACAAACAGCCCTACAAGAATCAGAGTCAACTAACTACGTCATTGGTGTAATGGGCGATAGTATTGACTATGACGCATTACCAAGTTTATAAGAGAGAAAAGATGTTAACAGTATATTCAAAAAACAATTGTCCGTTTTGTGACAAAGCCAAGCATTATCTAAAGACTAACGGATTTGAATTCGAAGAAATTAAAATCGATGAGAATCCAGAAGCACGTGAATGGTTGATCAATGAAGGTCACCGCACAGCCCCACAGATCTACAACAATGGTAAATTGTTAGTGGAAGGTGGATATCAAGGATTGGCGCGATTAAACGCTGATCAAATTCAAGAACGCATAGGAGCGACTGATGTTAACAAATAAACCATATGATAAAGATACAATAGTAAGTTTCAAATTAGTAAACGGTGACGAAATCGTCGCTAAAATTGTAGAAGATACACCAACTAGTTTTACAGTCAGCAGACCATGCACTGTAATTCCAAGTGCCAATGGCATTGGTTTGATTCAAAGCCTATTCACAAGTGACTTAAATAAGAGTATGACCGTTGACAAAGGTCATGTGATGTTACACTCGCCAACAATTAAAGATGTAGAAAATCACTACATCCAAACTACAACAGGCATTAAACCTGCGGCAGCTAGTGGCATTATTACCTAGGAATAAACAATGTCTGAACACGATATAAGCCTTGTTACAGGGCAAGCTAGCACTGTAATAGCTGAAAATCAAAAAACTACGTTAGGGCAAGCTGCATCGGCCCTAACGCCTGCTACATTAACCGCAATGATTGGAATTAATCAAGGTTCAGCACTTTGTTTAGCACCGTCTGTGGCCAATGTAGTAGCACAGTTACAGACAATATCAGCAAACGTAGCTGATGCAAATAGTGCGGCTGCAACAGCTACACTGTCTAGTTTAACTTCATTTCATACTAGCATGGGATTTGGTAGTTCGCCAAATCATGCGGCTTTTGGTAGTTTCTTTAGTCAACTTCATGGTCATATACAAGATTCGCAAGAGCTACGTAAAGCATCTGACTTTATGGCTAACATGAACTATAGTGATCTTGGCCCAGGTATTACTGACATGGGCAGTGCTGCAGATCGTGGCATGTCAAATGCTTTAGGTAGTTTGCCAGCGGCTGGCGCACTTATGCAGGCCACAGGCACTATGTACAATGGTGGCGATGTTAAGGATTTTGGTAGTAGTCTTGGATTAGTTAAATCGTTAACTGATAATAAACTAGCCAATGCCACAGGTGTTAATAGAAGATTAGCTGATGCAGGTGTGCCTATAGATGATCTAGATAATCCTATATACGCAGACAAGATTAATCAAGTAATGAGCGGCATTACTGACCCTAGTGCTTTAAGTGTTGTAGCTGACCAATTTGATGTAGCACCCGAGATAGCCGCTACTGAATCTACAGGGGATAGTAATGCTGATGCTATTCTAGCTGAACTACAGGATATTATTACTAGAGCAAACAACTGGGTAGATTGGGTACACGGTACGGCTATTCCTCTCATACAAAGTACTACAAGTCTTGCAGAATATACAGCAATTAAACCTACAATATTAGGACCCGAATATCAAGATTTCCAACAATGTTTTACAGATGCAAATAACATTTCTAAAAATGAAATATCACCGTTACCTGATGATGCTGTTAAACTACAGTTAGTTAATTTTAGAAATAATGACGTTGAATCAGCATTAAATTCTGCAAATGCTGCTAGTACTGATTTAACCAATGCTGGTAAAACACAAAAGAACTTGTTTGCTTCGCAAGCAGGCACACTGGTTCTAGGCAATAGTACATCTGCGGCAGATAGTCTTACTACTACTGGTTTTAGTACACCTAGTACAGCCATGGGAGCATCACTATCGCCTGGACAAAGTTTACCTTCATTAACAGGCGGCATTCAAAATCTTAAAGATTTAGGTGATCCGACTAAACTAGCTGATCCATCTGCAATTGCTGGATTAACGGGAGGTGTTAGTGGGTTAACATCACATCTAACAGATATAGGTGCAGGAACATTAAAAGATGCAGGTGCCGCTGGGTCATTATTTAATCAAATCCAGTCAGTTCAGACACCATTACACACAGCGGCCTTTCCTAGTTTAAACAGTTTAATAACAAAAAATCAACCTACACTAAATGTAATGACAGGCTCTGGTAGTGGTCCATTGGGATTACCTAATATGACTGACTTTACTCAGCATCTAGCAGGTGGTCCTAGTATTACTAGTTTTTTAAAAACTGTTACAACTGATGCAGCAAGTGCTATAGCATTGCTATCTACATCGATTGCAGGAGCGGTAAACCTGATAACGAATGTTGCAGGTGTTGATTTAACTAGCCCGCCACCAAATACGCTCGGAACTTCGATGAGCTTTGCTAAAAGTCTGCATAAATTTGGGGCAGACACCAGCGGTAGCGGCGTTTCTGATATACTGCATAATTTAGCTAATACAGCAACTCCTGGTGGAGAAGCAATTAAAGCCAGTCTAGCAGAAGGTAAGAATAATAAACTACTTGCTGATAACGGTATTCCTCCAGTACAGACTACTCCGCCACCACCCGAACCAGGCGCAACAAATGTGGCATATCCAATTACAGTTTCTAGAGATTTCCAACGTACCAGTGGTGGTACAGTAACCATAGAAGCTATAGCTAATTCATCTACTGATAATCTGTGGCGAATAATAAATGGTAGCGAAGCTTCATCCCATGGATGGGGACCTTATGCGGTAATGTTTACAGGCACCTACGATGTTGTTTATGCTACAGTTAAGGCTAATCCGAATTCGTCCGATCCTACACAGTCAGCGTATACAATATTACAGGCTTTACCTCAAATGAAAGCAGAATTAGATTCACAAATGAGTGGCAAGAGCCCACAAGGATTGGGATAAGGAGATTGTAATGGCAAAAACTACAGAAGAACTAGATATAGAAGTAGAACTAGATGAATACGATGTTCTTAATGATATACAGCCAGAAGATTTTGTTTTTGTTATAAACTCTGAAGGTCAACTTAAAGGCATTAGTTTTCCAGAAACTCTAGGAGACGATGATGAAGTTAATCCTAACATAGAAGATATTATCAACTTCTTAGTTAAACTATCCGCTGAAAATATTCGTCCAGCAAACGCTACACTACACTAGATAGTTTAACTAGCGTTTCATCTACGTTATAATTAACGTGTAATATTCCAATACCACCTGCGGCATTCCATTCATCGATGTTACTAGGACGGTCGTCAATTAAAATATCACCTGGGCGACAGTGTTGTTGCTTGTCATTGCTGTAAGGACCAAACCATACAGGGATATTAGGCCAGCGTGCTTTGATCCATTCTGTTTTATCATGAAATGCCCAAGGCACATCATTTTGTCTAGGGATAGCAGTTAAAAACTTAACATCGTAGCCAAATT